GCATATTCAGCTTGGCTATAAAAATATTTGGCATTTCGCCCTTCGCCAATCTTCGCAACATATTTATGAGGACCTCTTCGTCCACCTCGCCGTCCACCGCCAGCCGTACCGGCGCCAAAGGTAGTGTGTTCTAAATATTCATCACTTCGATGAACGCCATAATAATCTCCCATTACTTAACCTCACATAAATGCATCTTTATTTAGCTTGTAGGCAACCCATGCATCGAGCAGAGCGGCAACATTATCGATCTTCTGATCGGCACGCTTTTTGTATAATTTGCGGTTGCCATTTGTGTCCTCAAGGGTTATACAATTTCCCATTGTGAAGGACATTATCTTTTCATCGAACAGAAGTTTCCTATCTTCTGAAAGGGCTTTTAATTCGCCCAAAGGTACTGACTCAGTTTTTGCACCTTGAATTACTTTTTCAACGCCAAACTCGCCATTCTCAGCAGTCCAGCGTTCTATAAACGATCTAGCGTTATAAGGATCGTATCCAAGGCAACGTACATCATAGGAAGCGCTTCCGTTTATGTACGTGTCAAGGTCTTCGTATACTCGATCCATATCAAGAGTAGTCCCTGGCATAACAACCAGCGTTCCCTCTTCCATGAATTCTTCATACTTCGTACGCATAGCAGACTGAAGCTGCATCAGAGTTCTCTCCGAAATATAACTCCTCGCTTTTACGCCGTAGGTGTCATAGTCGAGGGGAAACAGAAATGTGAACGCACAGAAGTCATCGCCACGAGACAAATCACATCCCAAAGCGCAGGGCAGTTTCCAGAACTCGCGCTTTCTATGCGGCAAGGTTTCGGCGTAAGTAAAGAAATATGTGTAGCCTTCCATAGGAATACCAAACCGCTTTGCTAGAATATCGTTTCTTGTTGCCGGTGCGTTTTCAGCTCGCTGTACATCAAGCTGATATGTTTCATATGAAACTGTTTTTCCAATATTCGGATTTGCTTTAACCCACATGGCGGGGTCGGCAACTTCTTTTACGTCATCAAGTCTGTAATAAAAGATTGAGACGTGGGGATTTATGTATTTACCCTTTAAAATATCCATTAGCTCCATCTTTATGGTATCGCCAACAGAATTTCGTACAGTACCTTCTGAACTAGTGGCTAAGATTAAATAGTCTGGATTCTTACTGGCGCCCTGCTCGATAGCGCCTATAACATCTTCTCTTATATCGCCAGAGAGCCACTCGTCCACCGTATTAATTTTGGATCGTAATCCCTGTAGCTTATCAATGGACATTGGGCGAACTTCTATCAGCGAGTTCGTCAGGAAGTTTTCAATGCCCTTTTTAGTTGATGCTAATTTTACGCGGTTCGCTTTTGAACCTGTCGTGTTTTGTATGGACCCATCTGTTAGAAACTTAAACAGCGGGCCTCTTGCTCTAATGATCGCCGTTTTAATGGGTGACATTACTTCATCTGCCTGACGCATTGTAGGCGCCGTGACAACCTGGTGCGTCGTAGATGTATCAACGACTTCGAAATATCCCTGAATGGTAGCGTCATACATTGACTTGGCGGCGCCACGAGCAACAATTAAATATTGCTTATTAATCAGCCTTTTAAGTACGCGCTTTTTAACATAGTGTCCGCCGGGTCTGTCGCCGTATGGCTCATATACAGAACGGTCAACATAGTAATACCATCCAAATATTTGTTCACCCCAAAGTTTAAAGGAATCAAGTAGATGAAAATCGGAGCCGTCGGTTAATGTTAGTTCGTTCTCACAGAAACGAATCCAGCCTTCTACAGCTTCGTCATCATAGTAAACTCCGGGGTTGGCAATTAGGTCGTCAATCCTATGCATTTCCATCGAAATGGTTTCACAAACAGGTATTTCCCCGCGTATTACAGCATCCCGAAACATACCATAATAAATAGGCGTTGCTGTATTAGATAACATAATTAATCCTACGATTTAAATGCGTCTCGAATAATTTTGCGAAGTTTACGATCAACATGCTTTGGATTCGTAATATGTCCTGTGGCATCTTCCGTTCGGCGCTCTTTCATTTCGTCGCCAAGGGCCCCGGCAGCATCCATAACACTGCCTGCCACAGACTTGCCCAAATTTGCCGCGTTTCCAAATATCTGATAGATAGTCGGACTGGTGTCGTGGTTCTCTTCATGAGACTTTTGTACATTGGTCAAATAATTATGTACTTTTACTACATCTTCAGCACCCGTCTTAACAGCTCCATGAGCTTTGCCAACGTAGCCAATAGCCTTATCGAGAATACCAGTAACATCCTTAAGAACAACCGTTCCAACATTGTGAGCAGTAGCAATACCCTTCATTGCCTTCTGAACCTTGGTCGGACCGCACAGTTTGGCAAGCTCACTAACCTGTTTTGCTCTAGCAAGAGCTTCTTTCAATTCTGCGTCGCTAAATGTGTCGCGATACTTAAGAATTCCCTTCGGGTCACCGAGTTTTATAGCACGCTCTCGTTCTTTTCTAGCAGCTTCTTCCGCGCTAAGCCGCTTTGCTTCCTGCTTTGCAGAACGAGATGCTTTAGAAAGCTGTATAAGTTGGCTAACGCCATTTCTAGCTTTCTTTAGTACCGAAACAGGCGTGCTGTCACCCATACTCTGCCGGTGTTTCTTTCCGGCACTAGTAAGACTTCCGTCTTTGTTCTGGTACCTTCGAACACCCCATTTCATTCCCAAAACGCCATGGTGCTCGAGATACGCCGTATCATCAAACCTCATAGATTAAACCTCCATTTGATAAGAGGCTTACTCTACCTCTTCTCGTTTGTTGTACTGTGCCGTGCTAATACCCAGCATTGCACCGAGAAACACGTCAACAGCAGAGATGGTACCGACAATCTCAGTAGCAGCAGGAAGCCCCCAGATCTTAGAAAGCGCGAAGTAAAGAGTTCCGAGCGCCGGGAGAAGAATCTGTGCGACCCACTTGAGAATGTCGTACATTTTGTTACTGAGTTTCATATGTAAGCTCCTTTCTTTTGATTTCCAAATCAGCAGAATCTGCTTCCTCTTCAGAAACCACGGTAAGTTGCTGACAGGCGTCATACCCGATCTTGCAATCACCATTTCCGCCCATATCTGAGTATGGGCGATAGAGGAATTCAAGATTGCGTTTCTCTTTCAACGTAATCATTCCTCTACGAACGTACCGATCTGTCAGCGATATAATTCGATCGTGCCCAAGGCCAACAAGCATACGACTTTGCGCAGATTTGTTGGCGTTCTCTTTGTCCTTTTCTCTATCCCTCCGCTGAATGAGATAGATGATTAAGGACATAACGCCAGATGAAGTAATCGCAGATAAGACGGCTGTAATAAGCATTTCATAGCTCATTGCTTCACCCTCTTTAAATTAGGAGGAGTAACCGAAGCTACTCCTCCACAGTTGCTTAGTTTGTGTTGTTTCTCAGTCGTTCGATTTCTCTGCGAATCTCCTCACGCTCATGTTCGGATTTAGCCTCGTCGTACATGTCTTCCAGTTTGGCAATCATGCGGTCATTAATACTATGACTGCTATACCGACCACCATCTCTGGAGATATACCGCCCGGTTACCGGAGATCTGCCAGCATCCATATGCATGATGCCATTAAATCTCGGCCGTCCTGAATAGTCGTTGTAGTAATCCCCACCCCAGTAGGTAAACGAGTTGCTATCCATGTCGTACTCAGAGCCTCCTTCTTCAACCATTTTGATTTTCAGAAGGAGACATACAGCATCAGTAGCAGCTTTGATCTCTGTGGGGGACAACGTTTCTTTTTTGTTCAGAAGTCGCAGCTCTCTGGTAACAGAGGCCTTAAGATCGTCGAGAACCGTCATTGTTTCTTTGTCCATTACGTTCTCCTTATCTTGTTACTGCGAGATCCGGTCTCGTAAAAATAATGTTTGCGTTGGATACAGTGATCGGAATTGTACTAGTGTTCCTTACACTGACCGTTTCACAACAGCCAGCCCAGATAGGAACATTGATAGCGCGGCCGACATTGAAGAAATTGTCAACAGCAGCCGGCGTTACTTCCATTTCACTTGCAGGAACCGTAGCACCATCAACGGCAATAGCGACCGAAATCGCGCCTACCGTTTCACCTTCCGGGACAGCAATGTTTGCCCCAAATTCTACGAGATACATAGCGCTAGCCGGTCCCTTGCAGGCGCATCTACGCCTACAGCAGGTACCGGAAAGAAGGAAGTTACCCGTGCCATCGCGATGACGTACAAAACCCCTGGTGCAAGGAACAGGAGATTCAGTAAACACCACAGTCTCGCCGGGGTTTACCGTCTGGACAGCATTTGCTGAATATTCAGCCATCGTGTCACCTCCTTACGCTACGCCGCATCCACAACCGGTATTAAAATTCGGATTGCAACAAGAAGGATTCTGGACCACGTACGCCGGAATCGGCGTAGGATTAAGTGCCTGCCGAAGGGCGGCCGTCTGTGCGGCGTTATCGGCCAGAAGCTGACCAGTCTGAGCGTTCTGCGAAGCTGCGAGGTTGGCCATATTAAGCTGCGTCTGCAGATTTGCGTTCTGCGTCTTAAGTGCCTCAACCTCCTGCTGGCAAAGCTTATCAAGGATTGCCTGCGTGTTTCTGTTCTGTGCTTCAATCACGTCGCGAATACCGTTGCCAACAGCCGAACGATCAGCGCAAGCCTCTGTAGC